GTTAACTACTGGTATCCCGAGAAGGTTTGATATCTAGTCTAAATAGTCTAAGGAAACTTAGATTCATATAGTCATGTCCAAGTTATTTGGGTTCTCAATAGAGGACACCGAACCACTATCTCCAAGTGCAGTCAGTCCCGTTCCTCCCAATAATGAGGATGGGTCTGACCACTATATGAGTAGTGGTTTTTTTGGTACTCATGTAGACATTGAAGGTGTATATAAAACTGAGTTTGATCTTATCAAACGATATCGTGAAATGTCACTTCATCCAGAAGCAGATAGTGCAATTGAAGATATTGTAAACGAAGCAGTTGTTTCAGATTCTAATGATAGTCCTGTAGAAATAGAACTTTCAAATTTAAATGCCAGTGATGGTATTAAAACAAAAATTCGTAAAGAATTTAAATATATTTTAGATTTATTGGATTTTGATAAGAAGGCACATGAAATTTACCGTAACTGGTATATTGATGGTCGTATCTATTATCATAAAATTATTGATTTGAAAAAACCAGAAGAAGGTATTCAGGAGTTACGTTACATTGACGCTATGAAAATGCGTTATGTTCGACAGCAAAAGAAAAAACCTAATGATGGTACTGGTAGAAATAATTTATTAGTCAATTCTAGAAGTGATAATCCTATGGATTATGACTTTCCAGAAATTGAAGAGTATTTTATTTACAATCCTAAGACTACATATGGCGGAAACCCTATGCAGTCTAGCGCAAATCAGGGAATTAAAATTTCTAGAGATGCAGTCACATACTGCACTTCTGGTCTTGTAGATAGAAATAAGGGATCAACTCTTTCATATCTACACAAAGCAATTAAGTCACTCAATCAACTTCGTATGATTGAAGATAGTCTTGTTATCTACAGACTATCAAGAGCACCAGAACGTAGAATTTTCTACATTGATGTTGGCAATCTTCCTAAGCAAAAGGCAGAACAATATCTACGTGATGTTATGATGCGTTATCGTAACAAACTTGTGTATGATGCAAACACAGGAGAGATTCGTGATGACAAAAAGTACATGGCAATGCTTGAGGACTTCTGGCTTCCCAGGCGTGAGGGTGGAAGAGGAACAGAAATCACCACTCTCCCTGGCGGACAAAACCTGGGCGAAATCACTGATATTGAGTATTTTAAAAAGAAACTCTACCGTTCACTTAACGTCCCTCCATCACGAATGGATGGAGAAGGTGGGTTTAACTTGGGGAGATCTTCTGAGATCTTAAGAGATGAACTCAAGTTCACCAAATTTGTTTCTCGTTTAAGAAAGAGATTCTCCAACATGTTTAATGACATGCTGAAGACTCAATTACTTCTGAAGAATGTAATTACTCCAGAAGATTGGGAGAACATGAGTGAGCATATTCAATATGACTTCCTATATGATAATCACTTCTCTGAACTGAAAGAAGCAGAATTGATGAATGAAAGATTGACTCTAGCTGCAACTGCAGAACCATATATCGGTAAGTATTACTCTCAAGATTATGTTCGTCGTAAGATCCTACGTCAAACTGACATGGAGATTATTGAACAGGATAAACTGATCGAAAATGAAATTAAGAAAGGTATTATTCCTGACCCTGCTACTATTGATCCTTCAACAGGATTACCCTTTGCACCAGAAGGTGCTGGTGGTGATTTAGGTGCTCCAGTGATGGAACCCGAAATTGATGGATCTGCCACCGAGGCACCAGAAATGCCCAAGGGTGGTGAAATATAAATAAATCTAGTTGTTTACTATACAATTCCAAATGGATGACCTTTTAGATATGATGATTGCTGATGAGTCACCATCTCAAATCAGTGATGCTCTTAAAGATATACTATATGCGAAGTCGGCAGAAAGACTTGATGCTTTCCGCCCGATAGTAGCAAATGGTATGTTTAGTGGAGAGGATTCTATTGAAGTTGAAGATGAAGAAATTGAATCTACGGATGGTGTTTGATGGTTTACATTCGTCACGACGCAAACAATAATCCTGTTTCACCTCAACCAGGATTTACAACTGTCACTGGTCTTGGCGGAACCACTGGTTGGTCCACTGTGACCTATGAAGACTTCAATACTGATTATCTTGCATACACCTATAATAGTGCAGCAGGAATTGGAACCAGAACACCATCAGCATATCAACGCCATAATGAAAGCAATAATCCAGTCGGAATTGGTTCATATCAAAGGCATGATATTAATAATAACCCAGTAACAAGTCCATAACTATAAATAAAGAATAAAGACCTGTTTTCACGATGAAACTAATCAGAGAAGAAATAGAATCAGTAGAGTTTCTTGTCGAACAAAAGAACGGCAAGAAATCGATGTATATTGAAGGAGTATTCCTCCAAGGAAACATTAAAAACCGTAATGGTCGTATGTATCCTATGGAGACTCTCCGTAAAGAGGTTGGTCGTTATAATGAAAATCATGTCCAAGCAGGTAGAGCACTTGGCGAACTTGGTCACCCTGACGGTCCTACTGTTAATCTCGATAGAGTTTCCCATAAGATTGTCTCTTTGAGAGAGTCTGGTTCTAACTTTATTGGTAAGGCAAAGATTCTTAGCACTCCTATGGGTATGATTGCACAGTCACTTATCGGTGAAGGTGTCAAACTCGGAGTTTCTTCTCGCGGTATTGGTTCTTTAAAGATGACCCGTGAAGGTGTCAATATAGTTGGCGATGATTTTATGTTGGCAACTGCAGCTGATATTGTTGCTGATCCATCTGCTCCCGATGCATTTGTTGAGGGAATCATGGAAGGTAAAGATTGGGTATGGGATGGAGGCATTCTTCGTGAAAAGTTTGCTGAAAAAACATACAGGCAAATCAATACCCTTATAGATAAAAAACAATTAGATGAGAATAAGTTAAACTTATTCAATGACTTCTTATCTAATCTTTAGTTTTATAAATAAATATAGTTTTAATACGGAAAAAACGGAGAGTTCAAATGTCTCGTGGCAAAAAATTACAAGAAATGGACGTAAAGACACAGCAATCCCGCACCGCTGTTAATGCTGGGGCAAAACCTGCTGATCCCATGCCTACTATGGCAGATCCAGGAACCCAGTTAGCGAGTGTGGAGGATCTTGGTGGTCCCACCCCAGAAAATTACAAGTCTGATGATGATTCAGCAAAGCTGAAGACTCCAGGCGGAACCCTTAAGCAAGTTAAGGATGTAGTAACTAAAGGTGCAGGTAAAGCAGACCCCATGAAAGGCATGAAGGAAGAAGAAGAAGTTTCATCGGAAGAAACCATCGAAGAGGAAGAAATTTCTACTGAAGATGTAGTTTCAGAAGAAGAGACCGAAATCGTTGCCGAGTATGATGTCGAAGAAGATGTCAATGCTCTTCTCGGTGGCGAGGAACTCTCCGAAGAATTCAAAGAAAAGGCAAAGACCATCTTTGAAGCAGCAATCAACGCTAAGGTTGCCGGTATTAAAGAAGATCTGGAAGCAGTATACGAAGAAAAATTTGCAGAAGAAGTTGCTGCTGCTAAAGAGTCACTCGCAGAGCGTGTTGATTCTTATCTTGAGTATGTCTCGGACGAGTGGTTTGAAGAAAACGCACTCGCCATTGAGGCAGGTCTCAAGACTGATATGACCGAATCATTCCTTGAAGGAATGAAGGGTCTTTTTGAAGAACATTATGTATCAATCCCTGAAGATAAGTATGATGTACTTGAGAGCATGGTAGAAAAACTTGATGATATGGAGACAAAACTCAACGAGCAGATTGAGAAGAATATCAATTTAAACGGTCGCCTCTCTGAAGCAACCGCTGATAGTATTCTTGATCAAGTTTCTGAAGGACTCGCGTCTACTCAGAAAGAGAAGCTCGCCTCACTTTCCGAAAGTGTAGAGTTTGAAAGTGAAGCACAATATCGTGACAAATTGGAAACCCTCAAAGAGTCGTATTTCAACTCTAAGAAAGAGTCTTCCAATGCTAAGTCCGAAACCCTTTCTGAAGGTGTAGATCATGCAGGATCTGAGTCTTACTCTGATTCTATGGCTGCTTATCTCAGAACCCTAGGTTCTTTCGGAAAGCAAAACTGAATTTAACATTAAATCAAACGTAAACATTACACTTAAAGCAAATGTTCCAATCCGAACAGTTGCAGGAAAAGTGGGCACCCCTTCTAAACGCTGAAGGATGCGATAAGATTCAAGATTCTCATCGTAGAGCTGTTACCGCTGTCCTGCTCGAAAACCAAGAAAAATTTATGCGTGAGCAGTATGCCTTCGATCAAGGCGGAATGCTTACCGAGCAACCAACGAACCAAGTAGGCAACGGTGGATTCACCGGTTCCTCTGCTGCTGCAGGTCCTACTGCTGGTTTCGACCCCGTTCTGATCTCCTTGATCAGACGCTCTATGCCTAACCTGGTCGCATATGACCTCGCAGGCGTTCAACCAATGAGCGGACCTACTGGACTCATCTTCGCGATGCGCTCCCGTAAGACCGATCAGTCTGGAAGCGAGACCTTCTTCGATGAAGTCGATTCCGCGTTCTCTGGACAACCCGCAGGACTTAACAACGCAAACGGATTCTCCGACGTTGCTGCTGGTCTTGGTACTACCAGTCAGTCTGGTACTAATCCTGGTGTCCTGAACCCAACCGGTTCCGCTACCTCTACTGCCTACGATGTAGGTCAGGGTATGCGTACCGATACTGCTGAAGCACTTGACGGAACTGGTGCAACAGCATTCAACCAGATGGCATTCTCGATCGAGAAAGTCACTGTAACCGCTAAGTCCAGAGCACTCAAAGCTGAGTACTCCTTGGAACTGGCACAAGACCTCAAGGCAATCCACGGTCTTAACGCTGAAGCAGAACTTGCTAACATTCTCTCCACTGAGATCCTCGCGGAAATCAACAGAGAAGTCATCAGAACCATCTATAAGGTTGCTGAGCAAGGTGCTGCTACTAACGTTGCTACCGCTGGTGAGTTTGACCTCGACATCGACTCCAACGGACGTTGGTCGGTTGAGAAGTTCAAGGGTCTTCTGTTCCAAATCGAAAGAGACGCTAACGCAATCGCACAGCGTACTCGTAGAGGAAAGGGCAACATCATCATGTGCTCTGCTGACGTTGCTTCAGCACTGACCATGGCTGGTGTGCTCGACTACACCCCCGCACTCAACGCTAACCTTAACGTTGATGACACGGGTAACACCTTCGCTGGTGTTCTGCAAGGTAAGTATCGTGTCTATATCGATCCTTATTCTGCAAACTCTGCTGCTAACCAGTACTACGTTGTTGGTTATAAGGGTTCTTCCCCTTATGACGCAGGTCTGTTCTATTGCCCTTACGTTCCCCTCCAAATGGTTCGTGCTGTTGGAGAGAACTCCTTCCAGCCCAAGATTGGCTTCAAGACCCGTTATGGTCTGGTCGCTAACCCCTTCGCAGAAGGACTGGATCAGGGTCTCGGAAGACTCCGTGTTAACAGCAACCGCTACTACAGAAGAGTTACTGTGAAGAACTTGATGTGATCCGTATTCACATATACATACTGGAGGGTCTTCGGACCCTCTTTTTTTATGCTAAATAAAAATATAGAAAACTATTAAAAAATGGCATATCACATTAAAAAACCTAGTTTAATTAATTCTAGTGTAAACGTTTATTATACTGGCAATAGAAGATGGACCGATGATTTTTCTGAGAGAAAAGTCTATGCTAGTGATCCTTCAGGTGACATGACTAACTCTGATGGGAAGAATGGTGGATGGACAGGCGCTACTGTTGTTAGCGAATAATAATGCCTGATACTTCATCGAGGCAAATTGAGAATAGAAATTTTCTATCTCCAACAGGATTTAAGTTTCTCCTGAAGAGAAGTCCTCAAGTCGCCTTTTTTTGCAATCAAGCAAACATCCCATCAATGGATATGGGAACAGCAACACAGGCAACTTACCTGAGAGATCTTGATATTCCAGGAGACAAAGTTCAGTTTGGAGATTTGACCATTCGATTCTTGGTCGATGAAGATCTTGGTAATTTTATGGAAATCCAGAAATGGATACGTGGATTAGGATATCCCGAATCTGAAAAGGATATTATAGATCTTCAAAAACTTGGACCAGGTGATGTTAGTGGAGGATACGCAAATGAAGGATTTAACATCTATTCAGATGCTACTCTTCAAATTTTAAGTAATAATCTGGTTCCTAAGTTTCAAGTTTTCTTTAAAGATGTATTTCCAACTTCCCTTTCAACTGTTACTTTCGATGCAACTGATACAGATATCGAATACTTTACAGCAGAGGTAAGTTTCAAGTATACTATGTACAATATAGTTGATATGCAAAATCGTCCTTTATGATTGATCTTGATAAACTTCAGGAGATTTGGGAAAAAGATTCAAAAATAGATAGAGATAATCTACATGAAGAATCTTTAGGAATTCCTTCTCTCCATGCGAAGTATTTTGAAATGTACAACACTATCTTTCTAATGAGAAAGAAAGCAGAGCAACAAAGAAAGAATATCAGACATGAACGTTATGAATACTTCAGTGGTAAAGCTGACCCTGATGTCTACGTAAATAATCCTTTTCCCAAAAAAATTCGCGATAAAGATACCATGCAGAAGTATCTTGACGCTGATGAAAAATTATCTACAGTATGCCTAAAGATAGATTATTATGACACGATGCTTGTCTATATTGAAAGTATATTAAAACAGATAACTAATAGAACCTATCAAATCAAAAACGCAATAGAGTTTATGAGATTCAACGCTGGATTAGGTTGATGGAAGAAGAAGAGGATTATTATCGCCTAGAATTGCCAATAGAAGCAGTTCGTATTATTCACACAGGTCTTTCTCAGGCATGTGTGAAGTGGTCAGGCGGAGATCCTATGGAACAAGAAAACCTTTTGGCTATGCGGGATCATTTCTATAGAATGATATTAGAATATAAGTTTGAGAATCTGTAATAAATATTATTAGATGAATGGGTCTACGTGATTGATACGACTGCCAATCTTGTTATATCTAAATCAAACGAAGTATTTTTAAAGATTAATACAGAACCTCATATAGAATACGAACTTAGAGACCACTTTAAGTTTGAGGTTCCTAATGCAAAATTTATGCCACAGTATCGTGGTAGAAACTGGAACGGAGAGATACATCTCTTTGATATGCGTTCCAAACAAATCTACGTTGGTCTGTTAGATAAGATTGTATCTTTCTGTGAAAACTATGGATACAGTTATAAGTTTGAAGATAATAAATTTTACGGTACACCATTTGAAGAAAATGATAATATTTCCTTAGAAGGTGTTAAGGATTATATGAACTCTATTTGTTCTCATACTCCTCGCAAATACCAAGTTGAGGGAGTATACGGTGCTCTAAAGCATAACAGAAAGTTACTGATAAGCCCCACTGCTTCTGGCAAATCATTGATGATCTATTCTCTCGTAAGATACTACGCAGACCGAGGAGAAAAAATCCTTTTAGTTGTTCCAACGACATCTCTTGTAGAGCAGATGTACAAGGATTTTGTTGATTATGGTTGGGATGCCGAGTCATATTGCCACCGTATTTATTCGGGTAAAGAAAAAAGTAATGAAGCACCAGTAACAATCACGACCTGGCAATCTGTTTATAAACTTGATAGATCTTTTTTTGAAGACTATGGTGTCATTATAGGTGATGAAGCACATTTGTTCAAGTCTAAGTCTCTTATTAACATCATGACTAAACTACACCATGCCAAGTATAGATTTGGATTCACTGGTACTTTAGACGGCACACAGACGCATAAGTGGGTGTTAGAGGGACTGTTTGGACCATCTTATAATGTGACAAGAACTGATGAGTTGATGAGACAGGGACATCTTTCACAACTTGATATTCAATGTCTTGTTCTTAAGCATCCTCCACAAACATTTGATGTTTATGAGGATGAGATACAGTATTTAATAGGGCACGAACAACGTAATAATTTTATTAAGAATCTAGCATTGGATCTTAAAGGAAATAGTCTTGTTCTTTTCCAGAGAGTTGAAAGTCATGGAGCAGTACTCTATGAAAAGATAAATAAAAACAAAGGTGACAACCGTAAGGTATTTTTTATACATGGCGGTGTTGATACTCAAGAAAGAGAACTAGTAAGAGAAATTACAGAAAGAGAAAACAACGCAATCATCGTTGCATCTTATGGAACTTTTAGTACTGGTATCAACATTAAAAACCTCCATAACGTTATCTTTGCCTCTCCAAGTAAGTCAAGAGTCCGCAATCTTCAAAGTATTGGACGAGTTCTTAGAAAAGGAAAAGGCAAAGTAAAAGCAACACTATATGATATCTCAGACGACTGTTCTACAAAAAATAGAAGAAATTACACACTCAATCATTTTATAGAAAGAATTAAAATTTACAATGAACAAAAATTTAATTATGAGATAATCACTATACAAC